CGCCCATATTCAATCCAATTGGGGCCCCGACCTTGTCGGTGGCTACGGCACACTAATTACAAAGGAGATAATCGTGTCACAAAAAGGAATTCCTGTCGTCCTCAACTACGACTTCACTACCTTCATTGGTCGTGGGGAGATGGATGGAGACAGTCTCGTTATCCGCATCCACGAGCCGCGTGTCATCGAGGAATTGACGATCAAGGCAATCAGTCTTGATATTCATCCCTCGCCGATGCCCGGCACTGGTCTGTGCTGTGTGTTCCCGGATTGCAACGAGATCCGAGAGAAGGACGCCTGGTGCACGAAGCACTGGGGTCTCTACCCGCACAAGTGCTGCACCTACGACTGTGATCGTACGGTTCAGTTCAACGACGAGCCTCACTGCTTTACACACTCTCCGGATTCCGGTTCCTCGGAACGCGGTTATTCGGCTTACCGAGCGGCGGGTAAGGGATAAACGGTTTTCCCCTATAGCTCAGTTGGGAGAGCAGCGGACTTTTAATCCGTGGGTCGCAGGTTCGAGCCCTGCTGGGGGAACGAGAAAGGGGGTGTCTCTTATGGCCTGAGCACTCTTGGTACCTGAGCATGTACTGACAATAAAAGGCTCAACCCGCCCGGATGGCGAAACGGCAGACGCGCTAGGTTTAGGTCCTAGTTCTTGAAAGGGAGTGTGGGTTCAAGTCCCACTCCGGGCACGGCTGGGTATTCTCTTAGGTCGGAGATGCTAGGCAAACTGATAACTACGTAGAATAGACTGTTCTAAGTAGGAAACAGTAAGGGGCTAGTCACCCTGACCATCTTCTCATACTACAAGGAGCAATCATGAGCGAAATTATCATGTGGGTGTTTATCGGCATTGCTATCGCCCTTATTCACCCTAAAGACACAAGAGCGTGGTTGGCCTCGATTGCTCTAGCGATCGCTGTATTCATCGCGACGCACTGATGGCCGGTAAGGCTAACTCAGGTTCGGTTAAGAAGCGTCGACGTAAAGTTAGGCAAATCCACGAGCGTCTTCATGAGTTGCGCTATGAGACGTCGGTCGAACGCGTTTTGTCTATGGAAGAAGAGTTTGGTCCATATTGGTACTACCTTCTCTACCACGACACAATCCCACAACATCTCAAGGACTCAAAGCGTTATCGTACGTGGGTCCGAACGATTGATCCACTACATGGAGGTCACAATGAAAGCTATCCTGATTACAGCCGAGAACCGTAACGCTATCGCTAACCAATACCTGATCGATGGCGAAGACGCTTTCGAGATGTTGCCGGCCGGGTTCTGGCTGATTGCACCTTTCGGTGATGGTAGTCAAATCGACGGAGTCGTGTCGGATGCATTCTTTGCCGCCAACTATCAGATCGAGGCAACGATCGGCAACGGTTATTTGGCCGTCTCGCGTATTGGTCTCGCATGAAATACTAGCCCTATGATGAGAACCCTCACCAAAGGAGTAATAATGAACCAGAACGAAAACGCCATCGACAAGGCCATCGCGATCAGCATCCTTGGGGTCACAGCCGCATACCTCATCAACCGAGGCGCCCGCATGTACTACAGCACCACAACGCTGCGTGCACTGAAGCGCACATCGAAGAAGTGGGAGAAGGCTGTCGACGCCATCAATGCCCAGATCGAGCAGAACCGAATCGACAACGAATTCCTCGACATTCTCGACCACTACAACCCGTGAGAACGAAAGTAAGGGGCCCGTAACAAGGCCTCTTACTTTTGCCTTTCGCATGGAATACTTGGGCTATAATGAGAACTACACAAGGAGCCATCATGCGAATCAATACCATGAAAGCCATTATGTTGTCCGAGAACGAACGCCTTCAGGCGGAACTCGCCGCAAAGATGCAGAAGCATAACATGACCGAAATCGAAGTCATGATCAACTTCCCCCATCTCGCCGGTGAGATCTACATGCTGAACAAGATCACACTCGCAGCAATGGCCGCATAGTAAGAACACACGACAACCAAACGTAATCAAGACCATATCACCCCACAAGTGGTATGGTTTTTCGCATGGAATACTTGGGCTATAATGAGAACTACCGAAAGGAACCATAATGCGAAAGCGCTATATCACCATCAAGGCAATCGACGTCCAGACTGGCGATCGGTTCACCATCGGCAACATCACATATACCATCAACTTGCTGGCGTCGGGAATCCACCCCGCTACCAAGAAGCCGTATAACCTGATCGGCGCCGTTCCCGAATCGAACAATAAACAGGACTACATCACCATTGAATTGGGAGAACACGCTACGTTCACCATCCTCAAGTAATACCAAAGCCATATCACCCCACAAGTGGTATGGTTTTTTGCCTATTCGCACAAAATACACGGGCTATAATGAGAACTACCTCATCTACCCAAGGAGTAATAATGAAGAACGCACTCATCACCACCAAGAACTTCGTGCTCAAGCACAAGGAAGCCCTGATCGTGGGTACCGCACTGTCCGCAGTCGTGGTGCTCCAGAACCGAGGCATCAAGAGCCTGAACGAATTTCTCGTGGAGAAGAACCTGTTCAACGAGTACTACCTGCCCGAGAGCTGAACTCGAAGGGAGAGCCCCATAACAAGGGCTTTCTCTTATTTTCTTTTAAGGAGCCACTAATGCACACACTAAACACAATTGTGATGTATATCTCGGCCTTTTGTCTTGGCGTCGCTATGCGTGACGAAGTTGTCCGGCAGCGAGCCCGTCGTGAAGAGAAGAAGTCAACTAATAAAGAGAGCCACTAATGTCTGAATTCAGAAAGTTTGCAGAAACCACACTTGGGTTGGACTTGACTGCAACACAAAAAAAGATTCTCGACATCGTCGAAGCAAAAACAAAAGGAGAGCCACTAATGCTAACGCAATGCAAGAATTATCACTACAAAGAATGCCCCGACCCAGATCGTTGTGCACCAAACGGTCTATATTGCCAAAATAGCAAACTTGCTAACGCAACCGTCGTTAGTGCACATTCAGATCGTCCAGGATCACCACTTCGTGCCACAAATGACGTACGAGATTCGTGGAATGACGGCCATAAAGACCCAATGCTCAACATCGAGCGTTTTACCAACATGACTCTGACCATGAGGACTTTTGGTACAGACGAACAGCGTCGGGCGTCGATTGAGCGCATGAAGAAGGAACTGTCTACTGCCGGCTTCAACGTCAACATCCAAGTGATTGCGTATACGTGATGAGAGTCCTACCTGGAACCGACTTCGAATGGGATGGCCGTGAAGGTATTATTTCGTATGTTATTCACCCAAAAACCCAAAATCTAGAAACCATCCTTCTCTACCTTACCAAATGCATTACGGGCGCCAAAGGAGACCTACGTACGGCCATGTGGGAGTCCGCTAAACATAGCCGGCGCGAATACAAAATCACCGTACGTTATTTGTTCAAGAAAGACAACACGCCGAAAGAACCCGTGTACCGTCACGAATGCCCTAAATGTCATCATCGATATTAGGAGGTGAGTAATGGCTAAAGCTAAATTTTTCCATATTGGTTTTACCGGAACACAAAACGGAATGACTGATAAACAGAGTTACACGTTGGAAACTCTTCTAGAACCGTATAAAGGGCCATTCACAATTTTCATTCACGGGGATTGTTTTGGTGCCGATCGTGAGGCGGCGAAAAGGGCTAAAGACTTTGACATGTATATTGTTGTTAGGCCTGGGTGTGACAAGAATGGTAATGAACCAAAAAGAGCGTTCACGTGGGGTGATGAAATCCATCCTACCAAACCATATCTTGAGCGTAACAAAGACATTGTTAACGATTCAGACATTCTTATTGCTTGTCCAGAACAAGAAGAGGAACAACTGCGTTCTGGTACTTGGTCCACAATTCGAAACGCCCGTAAGCGGAACAAAACGGTTTACATTATTCTTCCTAACGGTCAAGTCCGTATGGGGTAACCAAGGAGGTGAGTAATGAAGCTAATGCCTCACCAAGAGGAAGCAGTTAAACAACTGTCTAATGGTAAAGTGTTGTATGGTGGTGTAGGCAGTGGCAAATCCATTACTGCGGCCGCCTACTACAAGCTACGAGAAGCCCCCAAAGACGTATACGTTATCACGACTGCTAAGAAGCGCGACAGCCTTGACTGGGAGCGTGAATTCGTACAGTTCGGTGTTGGTACAGATAGGGTTGCAACTCTTGCCGGCGTTCTTACGGTTGACAGCTGGAACAACATCGACAAATACATCAACAAAGAGGATTGCTTCTTCATCTTCGACGAGCAACGGCTTGTTGGTAGTGGGATGTGGGTTAAATCCTTCATCAAGATCGCTAAGCGTAACAACTGGATTCTCCTGACTGCTACGCCTGGTGATACATGGATGGACTATATTCCTTTGTTCATTGCCAACAACCTGTACCGTAACCGCACAGAGTTCATCATGGAACATGTGGTATACGCATACAAGTCGAAGTACCCGAAGATCATCCGCTACAACGGCGTAAGGACACTTGAGAAGTACCGTAACATGTTGCTCGTGGAGATGCCATATCTCACACATACTGTGCGGCATGTACAAGATGCGTTGGTGTCTTACGATTGTGAGGGCTTTAGACGTATCACCAAAGACCGGTGGAACATCTACGAGAACCGACCAATCAAGGACGTTGGTGAGATGTTCAGGCTTATGCGTAAGCTTGCATACACCGATCCATCTCGTCTAGAGCTACTGAGAGAACTCATGCAGAAGCACGACAAATTGATCGTCTTCTACAACTTCGACTACGAGTTGGAGATTCTCAGGACGCTAGAAGAGGAAGTACCACTGGCTGAATGGACGGGTCATAGGCATCAACCGATTCCTAGTACGAAGAAGTGGGTGTATCTTGTCCAGTACGTAGCCGGCGCTGAGGGATGGAATTGCATTGAGACGGATGCTATGGTGTTCTACTCACTGACGTATTCCTACAAGAACTACCAACAGGCGCAGGGACGTATTGATAGGCTTAACACACCCTACACTGACCTTTGGTACTACGCATTTACGTCTGGTTCACTCATTGACATCGCTGTAAAGAAGAGTTTGAACAGTAAAAAGATGTTCAGTGAGCGTACTTATGCAGCAGAAAAGTTGGGGTTGCATGACTACGATTTTGAGTGAAAAAAAGGGTATTAAGTCTGAAAAAAAGTTCAAAAGTTTTTCGGTACTCTTCGCCGGAGATTTTTGGGCGTCTGATTTTGGGAATTTTGGGAGCTTCGTTAAGAGGTCTCTCAGAGGGTCCAAAATCAGTTTTGAAAAAACTTGGTAAATTTTTCAAGACTTAATACCCTTTTTTGGGGTCCAAGAATCGAAAAGTTTGGGAGACTCATGTGGCCTCTGACATGGGCTTTTGTGGAGTTTCTCAGATTTCGAGTACGAATGTTAAAAAAAGGGTATTAAGTTCCAAGATTCTCTCGAAAAACTTTTTCATATAGAAATACATAATACTCTTTCTCTTTTTTTCGCGCGTAGAGTATAAAGGGTATTAAGTAAACGTATATGAAAAAGTTTTTTGACCAAGAAAAAAACTTAATACCCTTTTTTGGGAGTTGAGGCAACATGACCGAAATTTGGGTCTCGCTCGAAGAATTTCCTTCGTATCAAGTGAGCAACCTAGGTAACATCCGAAATTCAGAAACCGGTCGACATATGAGAGTCAGCTTTACACGAACCGGTGATGCTAAGATCACACTCGTAGGAGGTGCCGATCGTTACACAAGACTAGTCAGAGTTCTAGTTGCTAGGGCGTTCATTGAACAAGAAGACGAACATTTCAATACTGTAATTCTTCTCGACAATGATCAGTCCAATTTGTCATCCACAAATCTGATGTGGCGTCCAAGGAAGTACGCTTGGGAATACGCAGCACAGTTTAATGGACCTTTCCCGTTCGACCTACCTCGTCCAGTGCAAGACGTCAACACTGGAAGAATCTTTCGAACGGTTAAGGAAGCAGCAATCACACTAGGTGTGTTAGCTTTTGACATCTACAACTCTGCCCAGTATGGCAAACAGACCAAGGTTACTGGTCACTCATTCCAGTGGTTGAGATGAGTAGCTGAGCTTCTATGCAGAAAAAAGGGTATTTTGGTACCCTAAAAAGGGTATTTTCGAAAAAGGGTATTTTCCAGCAGAAAAAACAAGGGCTATAATAGGAGACATACCATGTTTCTTCTTATTTCGCCCTTTTTGGAGGCCCGATGAGAGAGAACCGCTACCAACGTAGTGTTATTATTCGTCTCGAACAATTCTTTCCAGGGTGTCTTGTAATCAAAGGACCAGCCGAATACATTCAAGGTATTCCTGATCTTCTTGTTTTGTATGGACCCTACTGGGCTGCATTAGAATGTAAACGCTCCGAATCAGAACCCACCCAACCGAATCAACCCTATTACATTAACATGCTTAATGGTATGGGGTATGCTTCTTTCATTTTCCCAGAGAATGAAGAAAGGGTTTTTGATGAACTTTCGCACGCATTCGGCATTGGCCGGTAAACATGCGCTTCTGAGTCCAAGTAATTACCATTGGTTGAACTACTCAGAACAGAAACTAGAATCTAGATATTTTGCGGCACAAGCAGCTGCACGTGGAACCGCCCTACATCTACTAGCGCATAATGCAATTCAGCTTGGCGTTAAGATTGCTGGTGGCGACAAGACACTTGCTGCTTATGTTAAGGATGGTATTGGCTATCGAATGACCGTAGAGCAACCGCTTTACTATTCAGACAATTGTTTTGGTCATGCCGACACTATTTCTTTCCGTAACAAGAAACTTCGAATTCACGACCTTAAGACTGGACTTGGTAAAACTTCCGAAAAGCAACTAGAAGTTTATGCTGCTCTCTTTTGTCTTGAGTATGGTATTTCGCCTTTTGACATTGACATCGAATTGCGGATCTACCAGAATGGTGAAGTCAACACCTACATTCCCGACCCTGATTACATCATCCACATTATGGACGTAATTATTGTCTTCGACCGTCACATTGAACTTCTCAAGGAGGTGAACCCCTAATGATCATCGACGAGAGCGACTATCTCGAACACTATGGCATCCTTCGTAAGTCGGGTCGCTATCCATGGGGTTCCGGTGACAATGTTGATCAACGCAGCCGAGATTTTAAGTCTATGGTTGACGATCTGAAGAAACAGGGAATTCCTGAAGTCATCATTGCCGAAGGTTTTGGTATGACGACTACAGAACTTCGTAACACAAACACGATTGCTCGTAATGCTATCAAGCAAGCCGATATTGCTACAGCACAGCGCCTTAAGAACAAGGGTTTGTCAAATAGCGCTATTGGTTTGAAGATGGGTAAAAACGAGTCTTCTGTTCGTGCCCTACTAGCACCAGGCGAGAAAGACAAAAGCGACATTCTCACTTCTACTGCCGAAGCTCTTCGTCAGCAAGTTGCAGAGAAGAAGTACATCGACGTCGGCACTGGTGTAGAGCGCCACATGAACATTAGTTCAGCTAAACTCAGTTCTGCTGTTGCGATGCTTAAGGATGAAGGTTATGGTCTTCATTACGTTAAAGTTGAACAACTCGGAACTGGGCACTTTACTACTGTTAAAGTTTTGGTTGCTCCAGGCACTACATACAGCGAAACGTTTCGCAACAAAGACAAGATTCAGCAACCATTCATGCACACTGAGGATTGGGGTCGTTCGTACCTCGGTCTTTATGAGCCTTTGTCTATTGACCCTAAGCGGGTTGGTATCAATTACAAAGAAGATGGTGGCGATCAAGCCGATGGTGTGATTTACGTTCGTCCTGGTGTTAAAGATCTCGACATGGGTGCATCTCGTTATGCACAAGTTCGAATTAAGGTGGGTAATGATCACTACCTTAAGGGAATGGCCATGTACAAAGAAGATCTCCCTGATGGTGTAGATCTTGTCTTTAATACGAACAAAAGCGATTCTGGCAACAAGCTTGATGCTATGAAGGCTTTGAAAGATGATCCCGACAACCCCTTTGGCGCAGTTGTTCGACAAATCGTTCAACGCAAAGAAGACGGTAAAGAATTCGTTACTGGCTATGGCTCTAAAGACGCTTCTTCTAAGAACGTAGAAGTTGTCTCTGCTATGAACTTGGTTAACGAAGAAGGCGATTGGGGAAAGTGGTCTAAAACCCTTCCTTCTCAAATGCTTTCTAAGCAAAGCCCTGGTCTAGCTAAAAAGCAACTAGACATGACGTATGAGGATCGTCTACGAGAGTATGATGAGATTTCGAAACTTACGAATCCTGTTGTTAAGAAGAAACTTCTGGAATCGTTTGGTGATGAAACCGATTCTGCTGCAGTACACCTAAAAGCTAAGGCGCTTCCGAATCAAGCTTCTCATGTGATTCTTCCGATTTCGAGTATGCCTCCCGGGCAGATCTATGCGCCAAAATATAAAGATGGCGAAACCGTAGTTCTGATTCGATTCCCACATGGTGGCACTTTCGAGATTCCTGAATTGACTGTTAACAACAAACATAGGGAAGCTAAGCGTCTTCTTAAAGATGCACATGATGCAGTAGGCATTCACCACAGTGTGGCAGAGCGCCTTTCTGGTGCAGACTTTGATGGTGACACAGTTCTTGTGATTCCTAACCCACCCAACACACGTAATCGGGTTAAGGTAGAGCCTGCTCTAGAGCAGCTTAAGGGCTTCGATCCTAAGTCAGCTTACCCTAAGTATGATGGTATGCCTGTTATGACGCCTAAGATGAAACAGCGTGAGATGGGCGATGTCTCTAACTTGATTACAGACATGACTATTAGGAATGCCTCAAAAGCCGAGATCTCTCGTGCTGTTCGGCACTCTATGGTAGTGATTGATGCTGAGAAGCATGAACTAAACTACAAACAGTCTGCTATTGACATGGGCATTAAGCAGCTTAAGGCTAAGTACCAAGGTGGCTCTACTGCAGGTGCATCTACACTAATCTCTTTGGCTAAGTCAGAGACACGTGTCCCTAAGCGTAAGCTTCGTAGTGCTGCTAATGGTGGCCCTATTGATCCTGCTACAGGTAAGCGTGTCTATGAAGAAGTACCAGACACTAAGTACACTAATGGTAAGGGTAAAGAAGTCCAACGTATGGACAAGGTTGCTAAGTTGTCTGTTACAGATGATGCGGCTACCCTTTCCTCTGGTACTCCTATGGAGCGCATCTATGTGGACCATTCTAACAAGCTAAAGTCTTTGGCTAACAAGGCACGTAAAGAGGCTTTTGATACCCCCGTGGCAAAACAAAACCCCTCTGCCCGTCGCACCTACTCACCAGAGGTAGCTTCGTTGAATGGTAAGTTGGCAATTGCTATTAAGAACCGCCCCCTTGAAAGACAGGCCCAGATCCTAGCCAATGCTACATACAAGCAGAAGCTAGATGCTGATCCTACCATGGACAAGGCTCAAATGAAGAAGATCAAAGGTCAAGCCCTTAACGAAGCAAGACTTCGCACAGGGGCAAAGAAAGAACTGATCCGAATCACAGATGAAGAATGGGCGGCCATTCAAGCAGGCGCATTGTCCCCCAGTAACTTGAGTGACATCATTAACAACGCCGACCTAGACAGAGTGAAGGAACTGGCTACACCAAGAACAGAGTTGAAGCTTACTCCATCTAAGACCTCACGTGCACACACCATGCTTGCACAAGGGTACACAAGAGCAGAGGTAGCATCAGCACTTGGTGTGTCAGTATCGACACTTGATCGGTCAACATCAGGAGAGGATGGATGATGATTGAATCAATGCTAACAACGATTGACAATCCACACGATCCATTCACTGCGTTTGCTGCTTGGCATTCGTTTGATGTGGCCGCCGGGTACCACACGTCGTCCTACCTAGCTAGGATAGCTTCAACATCAAGTGAACTCAGCGAGGCTGATCAAAGTTTTGCAATTGAATCTGCAATTGACGAGATTGTAAAAGAAAATGTTGACGGCGTCTATAGAAAAGTTACCC